CAATCATCTAAGTCATAACCCATAGGACACACCCATTGATATGAGTTTCCTTGCTTTTGTTCCTTGCCCTGATGCCATGACCACCATTGATAGGTTTCATAGATCCTTAAATCCAATCCGCAATCAGGGTATCCAATCCCTATCTCTACGTGCTTTGCTTCTGGAAACATTTGAGCAAAGTCTGCGTGTGTAACGCCAAACGGATGACAAACAATGTCACCGGGTTCAATGCGTTTTGCTAGTTCTTTTCTTAATTTAGACGTAAACGCTCTATAAATATCAGAATCAAGGTTTGCCTCACCGTGAGGTGGTGCAGAGTTCATTTTTTTTCTTAATGTTTCAAATTCCTGAGTGTCAAGAATTACAACATGCTCATTTGCAACGGATTCTGATCCTTCGTTACTATATTCAATGACCTCATATCCAAATGGACGCATCATTTTTGCAAAAACTCTACACCTATTGGTAAACGCACAATGAGAAAAACTTTTTTTTGGAACTGTGTGAAATAAACAAAGAAGATGAAGTTTCATTTATACAATTACCCATGTTGCTCCTGATGACACGGTGATTGTAACACCAGAGGCAACCGATACAGGACCGGCTGACAATCCGTTATTGGTTGCGGCAATTGTGTAATTTGCAGCAATTGAATTAGCGTTGATTTGTATACCATTAGTGGACACATGAGCCACTGCGCTTAATTCACCTGTGCTTGGCTTGTACAGATAGTTAGGATTACTTGTGTAAGACGTTGTAATAGGACCAGACGTTGATGCAGCAAAAACAGGATAAACATTAGTAGCCGTAGCAATGTCGTTGCTAATAGTTGAATAAGGACCAGTTGCGCCTGTTGCACCGTTGCTTCCAGAGGTTCCTGATGGGCCTGTCGCGCCTGTAATGCCTATTCCAGTTGCACCCGTAGCGCCATTGGTTCCTGCAACGCCAGTTGGTCCCGTAGCACCATTCGTCCCTGCAACACCCGTTGCTCCCGTAATGCCTATGCCTGTCGCGCCTGTAATACCTATACCGGTTGCACCCGTTGCGCCCGTTAAACCAGTGGCCCCCGTAATACCAATACCCGTTGGACCAGTACTGCCTGTAAGCCCTGTGGCTCCTGTAATACCAATGCCTGTCGGCCCAGTGCTACCCGTTAAACCGGTTGCACCTGTAATGCCTATACCGGTAGCTCCGGTAACACCTGTTAATCCAGTTGCGCCGGTAATCCCTATGCCAGTTGGTCCTGTGCTACCTGTTAAACCAGTAGCGCCTGTAATCCCTATTCCAGTCGCGCCTGTGATACCGATACCTGTAGGACCGGTAATGCCTTGTGGCCCTGTTGCACCAGTGATACCAATACCTGTAGCGCCGGTAATACCAATACCAGTCGCGCCTGTGATACCGATACCCGTAGCACCCGTTGCGCCTGTTATACCAATACCTGTAGGACCGGTAATGCCTTGTGGTCCTGTAGCGCCCGTAATACCGATACCTGTAGCGCCGGTACTACCTGTTAATCCTGTGGCCCCAGTAATACCGATTCCGGTAGCTCCAGTTGCTCCTGTAATACCAATCGAGCCTGTAGCGCCTGTTGGACCTGGTGTTGTTGAGGCTGGACCAGTCGCTCCGGTTGTACCTACACCTGTAGCACCTGTCGCACCTTGAGGACCAGCAACAGTAGATGCAGGACCGGTAGCACCCACACCACCTGATGAATAAGGCAAAAGATTCCAAGTGGTAACACCGTTACCTACTTTAAATTTACCGGTATTCGTTTCAACACCCATTTCACCGGATGCAAGGATTGGATTAGCGGTTGACCATTCAGACGCTAGACCTCTTCTTAACTGAATTTGAACCGTCATACTGGTTTCCCGCTAGTAACTACTGAACCTCCATTTATTGCGGTTACAGAACCACCGTAGACTGAACTAGGCGTTCCACCGTCAATAACAGGGCTTCCCTGATAACTTAATTGCTCTTGAACCTGTTGAAACCATTGCGTCCACGCAAGCGCCATCTGCCCATTCTGTGATAATGGAGAAGATCTAAATGGAGGCTGTTGGAATGCCATTACTTTTGCGCCTCTGTCGCATAAGCTGCTGCACTCATCAGAACCACTTTAACCGGATCTGAAATGCGGAACTTGAACACATAGTTTCTTGATACTCCAAGCCTTCTCCATTCAGCACGTTTCAAGAACTCACCCTGATCACCAAAGTTAGTCCACATTTCCATTCCCCACGTAAAACCACCATCCCTTGAAACTTGCAACATAATCTGTGGGCTTTGTCCTTGACCGCCTGACGTACCTACACCTTGTTCCATATCAAGACGCAATCTGTAGATGTGCAATTTATTGAAACTGTCACCTTTAAAAAAGTGAGGTGTAATCAGTTCACGCACAATTGGAAAGCCGTTATCTGTGTATTGCGTTGGCTCTAATGCGTAGATATTGCCGTTCCGGTAATCCGTGACAATATTCTGATAATTAAACTGAGTGCCTTTGTTGCCGTAGTGCCTTGTATCGTTGTAACTGACCAGTTGGCTCCACATGTTCGATATAGCATCAAATAACCATGTAACACCGGCGGTTTGGAAGCTGATTTGATAAAATTCATGTCCATTTTGGCGGTACCCAAAGGCTACAGCATCACCAGGGTCTGAATAACTGCTAAACAGGTAATCCAAATCAGGAGGTGAAACAACAACAGGCAAGTAGTTTTGAATGGTAACTACTGAGATTCCTCCGCGTCTTGCTCTGGCCAAAAAGTACATGGAGCCATTGACTCTAGCAATTGTCCAAGGTGACACCACGCCAAAATCATTCGGAGAGCCAGAAATACGCAAATAAGGAAAAGGATAAGCACCGACATCTTGCCAATATTCGTAAGAAATTACACCCAAAAGCGCTAAGTTACCGTTATCAATAGCAATAGCACTCAAATTATCGGTATAGGCTTCCTTAGAGGCGAAATTTAAAGCGTTCCAAGTAAAAGCATCATATTGGTTAGAGATGTAAAATTGGCGCGTATCGGGCTTATTTACAATGAAATAGGAGTCGTTGAAGACAACCGTAGTACCGCCAGGAAAACCTGCATCTGTAATCTGCCTAAAGTTATTAACAACTTTTAGGTTTCCGTTTGTGACCGCGCTTGTTGTTGCAGTGAACTGCCATTGATTAGCATTGCATACAGTGCCGGTTCCTGGTGTTGGCCCTGTGGCCATAAAAATTGTGCCAACGGTATTTGTGGCAGCACCAACCAAAGTAAAATCAGAGTTACCGAGCGTTTCAATTCTGTACGTAGCATTAGCAACCATAGCAGTAGCTACGTAAGTAATCATTTGAACGGTATAGGTACCATCAGCTAATGTTCCGCTTTGAACATCAATTTCAACAGAATCACCTGTGTGTCTGTTGGTGGTGTTTTCTGTAACCGTTACTGTAGTACCCGACTGCGAATAAACTAAATCAGGTGTTGTTTCTTGATAAACATAACCGTATTCACCATCAACAATCATAATCTGCGAAGCATTATCAGACATGCTGACGTTGCCGGAATTGGTCAGTAGCTCACCAACCCTTGTTACGGTCCAGTTTGCGCTGATTTCATACACATCAGACCCAGCAACCGCTAACATAAAGTTAGAAGGTTGATACCACCAAATGCCTCTAATGGGGTAAATACCTACATTAGCTTGAAGAGTAAGGCCAGGAGTGCCATAAGCGACAAGACGAGACTTATCAGCCTCTGCCTTGACCTCCATATAGATATTTTGACGTTTTTGTGCCGTTACAGCGCGAGACTTGCCTGATATTCCTGGTCCTAAAATCGGCAATTGCATGGTTGCAGGCATTATGGAGGCTCCATCCAGTTAAGCAAACTTGTCTTAGGATTGCCAAATTTTGTAAAAGGCATTTTTGTTTTTGTTAATTCATCAACAGGAACATCAAGAGTGTCTATCCAATATTTTTTGGCCAACTGATCAGGATACATATTCATTCTTTCCTGAGTATTTCTTGCCATAGCTTCTCCAAAATTTCTTTTATACATTTCATATGGAGAATATAATTTCTGATTTTTTAACAATCCATAAGCATTTGCTTCTTTTTCAAGCTCAGATGGAAATGCAACATTATTTGGAATCTTATCAACTTGATTCATTATTCTTGTTGGATCGTATAACGATGGGCTTGATCCTGGTTCCCATTTATTTTCTGGATGATTTTGTACCCAATGTTGCATCTCATGGAGCATAGTGCTTAAAGTAGGCTTGTTATTTTCATTAAAAACTACTGTTCCTTTGTGTCCAAACATTGAAAATAAAGGATTATTGGCATCAAATATAGCGTTTGCATTACCAGTGTTGCCATATTTAACCCCAACTTTTGCATATTCAGGATATGCTTTTTCAAGTTCAGGATGATAAAAATTTATTTTATCGCCATTTACATTTAATTTTGCTCCAACATCAGATATTTCGTGCATCCACTTATTGTCTGGGCCAAGCATGGTTCTGGTTTGCTTCCAAATTTCTTCAGGGGCAACTTTGTTTGCGTATAATTCTTTTGCTTTATTAATTAAAGCACCATAACCAGCCCTAATTGCACCAGACTCTCCAATCATAGTACCGGCTAATCCAGATACTCCATTTAAATTCCCTGGTCCAACACCCTGCCATCTTTCCCAATCTTCAATCGCGTTTACATCGTTTTGATTGGCAATATCGTCCCCACGGCCTAGCTGCCATTGAATGTTTTTTTGGTAGTTTTTCCAATCTTCAAGCAGGGTACTTAAACTAGCCATTATCGTCCGTAGCCATCACTAAAAATATTGTATCTCAATTGTGACGTATTCATCAGCGCCACATCCGTTTGTAACGTGTTTGTGCGCTGATTCATACGTTTTAAACGAATCAATGCGGCTGTTCCAATGGCTACGGTGGTTGGCCGAATATCAAACTGATATTCTTCAGCAATACGAGTAGCCAGATTGAATACAATGGCTTCCCAATAACCTGGTGGTAACTGAATAGGATCAGAAGGATCTAAGATCATGCTGAACGGTTTCCAACTGGTTAGGGTTATGGTCCCCGGAGCCGTTGAAGCACCGTTGTTAGCATAAATTGGGTAGATATAGCACTGACCAATAGGGAAACTAGGTTGATAGTACAGGTAGCCTGGGAAATTGGTCTGTAGTGTCTTTAATCGAATGTCATTGTAGTCATCGTATTGGATGACCTGCATTGGATAATCAACAGGTATAGAGCCATTGGTGAGCGTTAAATACGCGCCAACAATCTTAGAGGGTCTAACCGTGTTCCAAGTAGCACCAATACCTATTGAATATGGATTGGTGTTTGGATAAAGAGGAAATTGTTCTCTTTTGACCTCATACAGCATTAATTCATCTAATGACCATGAATCAAGCATCCTATTGAGTGATTCTAGGCCATCTTTCAGTTCTGACGCGGTCAAATCAACGTCAACCGCTGAAACCTGTATGAGCCTCATAGCGGCAAGAATAATATCGTAACCTGTGTAGAGCTGTCCTACATTGTTTGTTGTCCTAGTGTTAATAGGAAGCGGATTTACTGCACCCCATAAGGATGGTTCGTTCTCCCATAGGTTTTGATCGAGCTCCCAAATATTGGCAGGTAATTGCCAGATGTTTGTGATTCTCTGACCATGCGCCAGATTACCGCCGCCGATGAATAGATCATAGTTAACTGATCCATCAGGAACATAAAAGCTTAGAATGTTGCTTGATATGGAGATTGGCGTACTGATTTGATCGGTACATGCTTGATCAGAATAAACAGGTGCATAACTGCTCGTACCCGCAAAGAACACCTCACAATATGCGTCACCTAATGTTGCACCCGCTGGAGGAATAAAGGTAATTTGAAACAATTGTGAGGGCATAGTGTGACCTTACTAATACGGCAAATTTGAGATAAACGCTATTGCTTCTTCAGAAGTCATCACATTACCATCAGCATCTTGTAGTTCTGCACCAGACATGACGTCAAATTTGAACTTTTGATAGTCTGTGTTAGATGGCTCAAATGGGATAAAAGCGGTGTCCGATAAACGAATAACTGCTTGTGATTGTGTTTCACCTAATGGTGGTTTATTTAATTTATACATTTTATAACTCCGCAGAGGCAGTTACGCTAAAGTTGGTTGTTGCGCTTGAAGAAGCGTTAAATCCATATAATGATTGACCATTAATGCTTCCGCTACTTAATACAATAGTTGGGTTAGAACGCATTTGCACTACCCACCATGCCGAAGTGTATTGAGTTCCGTTATAAATTAAATTAGAACCATTGTTCTGATAATACCTCTGACAAAGCGCCAACTCAGTCCCATACGGCCTAACACCCGTATCAAAACTAGTTGCAGTTGCGCCTTTCTCTAATTGAGCGTTATCTAACTGCCATGTACCCGCAGTCTGAGCGCCTACAGTAAACAGAATCTCAATACCTGTTGTTGCTGCGCTCGGTATTGTAATATTGGTGCTGTAGCGCGTCATGGTTGACGTTACAGTGAACGTACCTGTAGCAATCTGTGTTTTGGTTGGTGTTCCAATTGTTCCAAACGTATCAGCCGTATTAGCGTAGCTTGCGGTCCATGTAACTGTTGTAAGCTGAGAGTTAGCAATATCAACAGACAATGTGCAGACATTACCTGCTAGATCCGCTGAGTTGTTTGCTTCAATGCGTTGGCCGACACCTACAGCCGTAACAGACGTTGCTCCTGTAATTTGGAGCATGTGAGGGTTAGGAGCCACACCCGTGACATAAGCGGCTGTGACGTTCGCTCCTGTTGAATATACAAACCACCGATCAACACATGGATAACCCGTTGATGCAGTTGGTACGCCTGTACCCGCTGTAACCGTTGCAGAAGATGCTCTTTGTGCTATTTCAAATGAACCGTTAATAAGACGGTTTTTGAAGCCAAACCCTGATGCGGCTGTGTTTTGTACTGAAGCGTCTGGAAAAGTAACGCCACCCGTACCGGATATTGATGTTGTCATGGCTTAAGTTCCGCTTGTTGAGGCCAACAAATAATAAGTTGTGCCACCAATATTAATAGCAATTTTATTTGTTACTGTATTAGTCGTGGATGCTGAAGTTGCTGTAGTTACTATAGCTGTTCCATTTACACTTGGAATACTCACCGTCACATCAGAGGCAATATTACTCGCTGGAGTTAAGATGACACCACCGCCGCCGGAGGTTAAAAGTTTGGTTGCTGCTGCCATGTTAGGTTCCTTCTGTTGGAAGAGTCATTGATTCTGGCTCTGGAGGATTTGTTATTACGCCATTCAAAAAAGTGCCACCAATTTGTCCTGTATCACTTTGCACACAAAGCAAATGATCTTCTAATCCCGGAGGTGCGCCAGTCTGTACTTCTTCATATTCAACTATGTTCACAACCAGATGGGTTGTCGTGTCGATAATGCAATGTCTAATAAGTGCCATCTCTTTACCTTAGAAGTATGCTGTTACAATAATTACACCTGAACCACCCGCTCCGCCAGCAAATCCATTAGCTTCAGCTGCACCGCCAGCACTACCAGCGCCTACCGCATAAGAATAAGAAGCCGCAGGGGAAGTAACTACAGCCTTAATATACCCGCCTGCACCGCCCCCGCCACCACCGTAGCAGTTAACAACAGCACCTGCACCGCCACCACCACCGCCAGATCCACTATTAGCTACAGCAGCAGTTCCCCCCGAGTTTGCGTTAGATGTCCCGTTCCCTCCAAATGGACTAGTACCACCAATTCCACCATTAGGGTATGTAGTGATAGGGCCGTTAGCTGAAAAACCACCACCTGACGCTCCTTGCAGCGCTACACCGACAAAACCACTACCCAAAGTAGCTGCGCCGGGGTTGGTAGACGAATAAGTAGCGTATCCTCCAGTACATGTACATGTTCCAAATGTAGTACTTCCAGCCTGACTTGAAGCGCCTCCAGATCCACCGTTACCGCCGCCAGCGCCGCCGCCGCCTCCGCCGATCATCTCGACAGTTAGCCATTTTGTATTAGACGGGACTGTGTATGTACCTGATCCGCTTGTATAAACAGTTACTTGGGGGACCGCGTGGCTAATCTGAGTTGAGGCGTCATTGAATGTAATCTGATTGGTAGACCCAGAAAGTGTTATTCCGTTTGTTCCCGAAATCGTAGTTGTCATTTAAACCACCGTCCAAGTTGCGCCTGTGGGAACCGTTACTGTGACACCGCTGTTAATTGAAACAGGGCCAAACGTACCGGCATTAAAATTGGTTGTTAACGTAAAGTTTGTTGTAACCGTCTGACCGTTTTGGAAAAAGATTTGATCAGAACCACCACCACTAGCAGCGCCTCCTAACGGTTTCCACACGGAACCATCATATTGTAATGGTTCTAACAGCGTTGAATCGTAATAGACATCACCTAACTGTGGTGAAGCTGGAGCAGATGTTAATGGAGCAAAATTAACTTGACCGCCTACTCCGATAGTAAATGAGGTAGACCAAATTGGAGCGCCTGAACCTACTGATTCAAGCAACTGGCCTGCAACACCAGCACCCGTAAAGCTTGTAGTTCCAACGCCAGATTGATAAGGTACTTCACCTAATGTTCCGCCACTTAAATTAACGGCATGGCCAGCTGACAATGTTGATTGATTAACCCAAGCAGGTGCGCTTGTGCCGTTAGACTGTAAAACCTGACCGGTTGTACCCGCAACAAATGCGGTTGTATTAAGCGCAGATTGATAAACAACAGCACCGGCTGACCCGCCTGAAAGATTAGTAGCGCTAGTAGAAGCAGGTGCGCTTACCCATACCAGATTACCAGCACCATCGTTGGATATAACCTGACCGGCTAATCCTGGTCCTAAAAAACCAGTAACATTTGTGCCTAACTGAAAAGGAACGGAACCGGCAACACCGCCGGTAAGATTCGGAATATTAGATCCTGACGTAGCTAGATTAAGATCAGACGTATTACCAAAGCCATCTGATACTTGCTGTCCTGAACTTGTAAGCCCACCAGCAATGTTTAAAACGCTGCCATACGTTAGGTTTATATTTTGTGGGCCTAGATTAGACATATAGCTACTCTTGGTCTGTTTTAACTGTGCGTGTACGCTTTGGTTTAGCTTCTGGATTCAGAAACTCTTCTGAGCTTAACCAACCATCTTTGGCTAACTCTTTAAACTGTTGCTCATCAACCGCAATCAAACTGTTTGCGTATGAGTCTTTGTGAACTGAGCAAGGAAATTCCATGATTCACCTATTAAAAAAGGGTGAGAGCCGTTAAGCCCCCACCCAATCTCACCATTAAGGATTTGATCCAGCAACAATACCGTAGTTGTTGAATTTGGTAACACCAAACTCAGTCTGTACGGGGTAACTACGGATTACATTAACAAGGTAAGTATCAGCAACAGGTGATGCTGATGTGCTTGCATTGTTGTAAATAACCGTGAGCGTGTTTGCTGCTGAGACATAAGCTCCTGTAATGGCAATTGCAGCGCCTGCTGCTTGAGTGCCGTTTACAGAAACAAAGTCACCAACGACAAGGCCATAAACAGTAAAGTTTTGTGAAGAAATACCAGCAGCGGCGGCTGATGGTGTAACTGCAACAGACAATACTGCCTGACCACGTTGCATGGTAGGGTTGACAATATTTGGTCCTGGATTAGACATGATAAAACCTCCTAATTAACCAGTGATACGGGTTGCAAGTTCTGGGTAGATCGTGCTGAATCCATACAGAACATCAAGACGAGTAGGCAACTGGTCAGAGTTGATATCGTACTGACGAACCAAACGAATTGACAGACCATCAGCAGAAGCGCGTCCAGCCATATCAACACCCTGTGGAAGCAGAAGATCCGCTGTACCCAAAGCAAAAGCATCACGGTGGTATGCAAGCGACTGAGCGTAAGTGGCTGCTGTTCCGCTGTTACCAGAAATGATTGAAGCAGTACCGGTAGGAATCGTTCCTGTGGTGCTTGTTACATTTTGGAACTGGCCATAGAATACAGGTGTTGGGAACACAGTCAGAGAAGTTGCGCCTGCTCCGGCTGCTGCTGTAACAACAAAGTTACGAAGAGCGCCTGTAGACTGTCTGCTCTGTGGGTTTACTGCATAAACGTTAGGAATCGTGAACACTGTACCAGCCGTTAATGTGCCAGAAAGTGAGCTGATGCCCAGCGTGAATGGAGTCTGTGCATTGGTCTGAACTGAACCACCAGCCTGTGCAGACACAGTAAACGCTGTGCTTGTACCAGTTGTGAAGTTAGCAACGTTCTGATCCATTGCAAAGTTGAAGCCCAACGTGCTGTCGCCCATTGCACCTTTCTTGAAGATTTCAGAAATGGTGGTCTGTGGGTTGAACAGGTTAGTAAGACCAGAAACCAGTCCCACTTCAGTCTGTGGATCAACAACAATGTGACGGAGTTCATCAACAGGTGCTGCTTCCTGATTCAGTCTTGCGCGAGCAGCAAGGATTGTCTGCAAGCTTTGGCTCTGTGAAGGTGTGCCGGACAGAACGCCTGGTGTACCTACTAAGTTGTACACGTTAACGAACTGTTGCAGACCGTCATAGTCAATTTTGTTAGCAACAGCAGCAACAGCAGGCTTAATGAAACGATCAGAGAAATCACTGATGTTCAGGCTAAGATCCTGTGTTGTAAACGCCATATCGACACCAAACTGTGTGCCGAGCGTCAAAGGAACATACGTTTCAACAGAGCTTTCGATCTGAAGAGCAGGACCAGTACGGCCTACATAACGGGGTGGTTTACGCAGATTGATCGTTGTACCGATCTTTGCGCCTTCGATAGCAAATTTATCGTCATATTGACGGCTGATTGAACGAGTGAAGACAAGGCTGTTAGTTAACACGCGCAGGGCTTCGTTCGTTATCATGGATATAGTAAGGAGCTGATTGCTCATAACTAGGTACTCCTAATAAAGAAGAGAAAAATAAAAGGTTAATGCCCGTTCATTTATTCTCAGATAGGAGCCGATCCCTTGAATGATCTGATTTGCCGCAAAAACGCACTGGGCGAGCTACATCTTTGGTAATCGCTTTATATCACGCATGTGGTTGTTTGTAAATAGCGTTTTCTGCTGACTTTCTGGCCGCGCAAGCGTCTAAATAATTTTCAAAATATCCCAAATGTTTATACGCACTTGATCCAACTGATGGTGATATTTTTGCAACCCAACAATTTTGTGATTTGTACCAATAAACACCGGCAATTCCTGTTTTAACTTTTCTTAATTTAGAAATCTTTTGAACTCTTTTATTTACTGTTTCTTTAGATTGTTTTTTACCTAAATGAGCTTGTCTATTTTTTTCATTAGCAACTTCAGTTTGGGAAGATCCTTTTCTGTATGTATTTCCTTGTTTCATATTGGAAATCAATACTTTTTGTGCTTCTGATCTTTTAAATCCACCAACACCATCACCTCCATCAGTAAGATTGCATAATTTGTAACCGGCTTCACGCAATTGTTTAATGTAAATTTTTTCCACGTTAAAAGCGTCTTGTTCTGAAGCGCAATTTGTTAAATCAACAATAATATTTTCTGGACCGTATTTTTTAACTATGTTTGTATGATGCGGATTATGTTTTCTCCAGACGGTTTTGTGCCTGTTGGTTCCTGATTTACCAACATAAAAAGGCGTACCATCTGGTTTTTTATGGATGTATACGTAAAATTGTTTCATTGAACACCTTCGTATCAGGCCGTACTAGAGGTTGTGGCTGACGGGGTACGAATCCCGTCCAGGCTTGCAATCCTGTGCCACAATTTATTATAACAAAAATGGAGCCGGTGAAAGGACTTGAACCCTCAACATCTTCATTACAAGTGAAGCGCTCTACCAGTTGAGCTACACCGGCTCAAAACTTAATTAAAAACAATCAGAATGTCGTTCTCTTGAATGGCCAGTAAATCCTCATTACCTAACTGAAATGGTTTACCGGCATAGACCCCAAACATTACCTTATCGCCTAGCTTGACTTGATCATTGTCAGTGATAGCAATTACCTCACCCATTCTAGGTGCATCGGTCTGTTCGCTTTTAACAATCAAACCAGACGCGGTAACTTCATCTTCAACAACAGGACGCACTAAGATTCTATCGTTCAAAGGTCTAAGGTTCATCGTGCTTGCCTCGCCCGTCTAGCTTCTGCTTCCTTGTTGTTCATGTACGTAATGTAATCCTTTGTAGACATGGTTGCAGGATCTAACTTGCCTGCACTAGCACCTGTTCCTGTGATTGGCTTGATTGGAGCAGGAGCAGACCTTGCTCCTGTTGCCTCTGGTCTAATCAAGGCCGCTAACTTCATACCTGCTTGGATTGGATTCATGTTAGCAATCTCATAAGCCAACGAAGGATCTCTGCCAAGTTGATAAGCAATATCAGGACCATTATCCAAACCTAGTAGCGCTTGTCTAATGGTAGGATTATTAGCCAATCTAGGATCAGATGTAATGGTTTCAATAACCGAATCATAATCAGGATACTTGGCCCTTGCTGCTGTTTCTGCTGTTTCCAGTTTTGCTTGTTGAGCAGCAATCCTTTGATGTTGTTCTCTTTGCTCATACTCAGCAGCTACCGCTTGCTTGGCTTCCTCGATTGCAGAGACTCTGGTGTACTGCATCATCGCATCCATGTACCTAGGATCATATTGTCCACCTGCAAAGTCTGCTGGGTTTGGTGGTGCAAACTTAGGTGCTTCTGGCTCATGTCTTGGTTGTAACCTCTGAAGCATTTCCTCCTGTTGTGCTAGAACCTTCTCTAAGCGCTCTGCTTGTCTTCTAGCTTCGTGCTTATCTCTGGTTAGCTCGTCAATCCTACGCTTATACCACGGGTCTTGTTTATCTTGAGCGCTTGCTTCAATTTCGGTAGCTTCGCCTTCTGTTGACTCAGTTACCTCTTCTGAAGCGGTTGCTTCAACTTCTGGTTGCTCTGGTGAGAGAGCCTGAACGTCATTTTCTTCACTCATTTGGGAATTGCTCCTTATGGTTTAAATTCTTCGTCTGGTTTCTTTTCGCCTGCCAACGCTTCAATGTTTGGCTCTTTAGTCATGGCCCCTGCTGTCTTCCTAGATGCTCTAGGCATTGGAGCCGGTTTTGCGGGTGCGCCTTGTGGCTGACCACCTGCATACTGTGCATGAGGCGCCTGCATAACCATTTCTTCTAGCGCTTCATTCTCTGCGTTTTCTTCAGGCATGTCTCTAGCGCCTGCTTGCATAATCATCACTGCATCCATTGCCGCCTGTCTGTTAATGTCCAAGTTAGCTTTCATTACTTCGACATCGGCTTTCATGCGGTTGGTTTGAGCGTCATACCATTCACGCTCCATCTTCTGTATTTCAAGCAGTTTCTTTTCTCTAAGATCCTGAATCTCTGCGCTCATGTGTTCCATTTGTTGAGCCAACTGATTCATGGCCTGTTCAGCTTGTAACAACTGTGGATCTGCTTTATCACCGGCTTTATTCACCTGTTGGATCTGTGGCGGTAGCATTGCTTGTAACCTACGGCTGATCTCTTCAGCACCTGGCCAATCCATATTCTTGACCATCAAGTCACCAATCAGTCCAAACAAGCTAGGGTTGGCTTGCGTTAAGCTCAACATCATTTGTGATGCTTCATCTCGCTTAGTTGCATAGCTTGGCCCAGAATCACAGACGACATCATACTGCCCAATTGTCGGGTTAAAGATAGAG